GAAATCCACCCCGCCGAAGCGATCGTGCAGCTCGTCCAGTACCAGGCCGCGATCGTCAACTACTGGCGCACCAAAGTCGCCAACCTCGACGAGAACGACCTCACCTGGGGCCGCACCATTGAAGTGCGCAAGGACTCCGGCGAGTTCCCCGGCACCGATACCACCAGTGAAGCCAAACCCCACATCGCGTACGCAATGCTCGTGCAAGCCCAGGACAAGCTCGCCGACTACGCCACCGCCGCCCTCAAGGCCGGCGTCGAAGAACGCCGCGTCAGGTTGGCCGAGAACCAGGGCGCGCTGGTGGCGCAGGCGATCCGGCAGGTCCTCGATCAGCTGAACCTGACCCCCACCCAGCAAGAGCTGGTGCCGACCGTGGTGCCGGCTGCGTTGCGCCTCATCGCAGGAGGAAACCCATGATGCCCACCTACCGGCCCCGCATCACCGTCAAGGACGACCTCGCCCAGCCCATCGAAGACGCCCAGTTCGGTGTCCCGATGCGGTACGTCATGCCGGCTGTGTCCCTCGAGGTGTCGTTCGACCTGCACGACCACCAGGCCGCACTCCAAGCCCTTGACGCGGCAGTCGGTCGCGTCAAGGCCCAGATCGAGGAGACCCGCTGATGGCCACCACACCCGACGTCACCATCCGGTTCCGCATCGACCAGGCTCCGTTCCAGCGGTCCATGTGGGACGCCGCTCAAACCCTCGGCCGGGTCGGCTACCAGCTGGCCGGGCAGACTCCGCCACCCCGGGCGCCGTACCCGCGCACCTTCAGCGGCCTGACCGCACGCGAGTACCGGGCTGCGCGACGCGCCTACGGCCGGGCGGTCAAGGCCTGGAAGCGAGGTGTGCGCTGATGACCACGTCCCCGCTCATCGAGGACAACGTGATCGTCGAGAACCCCCTCGACCCGACGCTCGCATGGACGATCCAGCAGCCGTACAACCCCACCCAGGCCGCCACCGACAAGCTCACCCGCTGGTGCGAACGCCACGGCCTCGACAGCAAGCTGATCCCCGCCACTGGTGACGGCCTCGTCGTGCGGCTCGAGTCACCCGACGGTGGGCTTGTGGCCCACGTTGTCGAGTATGTCGTCGACGAGAACGGGCGCCGCCACATCGAGGGCGGCACCTGGGCCCGGCATGCCCCTCGCACCATCCCCGTCGACTCCATCCCCCCCGCCGGCGGGTACATCCCCACCTGGGCGGCCCAATTCGCCACCACCGAGGAGACCCGTTGAGCCGCCGACGCGAACCCATCGCCGACATCACCGACGAGGCGGGGGTCGACACGCTCGCCGACGAGGCGCGCAAACACCTCGACACCATCCGCAAGGGCTGGCGCCACGTCCTCGACCCCATCGACGTCACCAGTGGCGGAAGCACCCGCAACACCCCCCGGCCGGCGACCGAGGATGAAGCTGACGAGCAGCTCCCACCCGACGCCCGCCTCGACACCCCACTCGTCCTAGCGTTCTGGGTCCACGCTGCCCTCGACGAATGGCCCACCATCCTGCAGACGCTCGAGCCCGACGAGAGCGGCACCATGCGGCTCGTCACGACGCAAACCATCGACTGCAGCGACGTCCTCGCCATGACCGACCTACTCCACCGCGAGGCCGATCGCATCACCTCATGGGCCGAACCCGGCCACGACTACGGACAGACCTTCGTCGCCGAGCTCGACAAGGTTGCCCGCGCCGTCTCCCGTGTCGCCTGGCCACCCAAGGGCGACCGCATCTGCATCGGCGAGTGCCCCGTCTGCGGCAGCCGCATCCGCGTGAAGGCACCCACCTGGCACCGCCGACCCCTGCACGTCCCACAACCGACGACCGACCCGAAGCGGTACGCCGAGTGGACCTGGATCGTCCCCGACAACGCACCCTGGGAGGCCGACCGGCAAGCGCCGATCACCTGTCGGTGCGGGCTGGAAGGCTCAATTGAAGAGTGGCGCGAACGCATCGCCGGCCCTTCACCACTCCTCACCGCCGAACAGCTAGTGGCCGAGATCGGCGACCAGCTCGGGATGCGCTACCAGCCGGCCAGCGTGCGCCAGTGGGCGCGCCGCGGCCTGGTCGCCACCCACGGCTACTCCACCCAGGGTCACGCGCTGTACGACCGGACGCAGGTGCTCGCCGCACTGCTGGCCCGGGAGAAGGCGCGCGACCGGGCGTCGTGACGCGTGTGACGGGCGTGTCTCATGGGGTAGTTGACTTGCGAACGACAGGCGTGCGAACCTATGCCCGTGACACGGCAAGGGGTGTAGTGCGCCCCCAGCCGGTCAGCCTCGGAGCCCCGGCCGTGTTGGTCCGGGGCTTCCCCATTCCCCCGCCGCCGCGCCAGCTGGTCACTCAACCGCCATGCGCAGCACAGCCTTGGACGACGAGCGGCGGGCACTCCTAGGCCCAGCGGAACCGCAGCGCTGGGTGCTGCCCGATCGCCTCGACGGAGGAACGGGAGAGCGCAGGGCCTGATCAGCCTCGCCTTACTGTGGCCAGACCTGACCCGGCTCGAGGTGATGCCCCATGACCCTCGACCTTTGGGAACACGCAGCCCGCCAGTTCGAACCACCCGCGAACCGGTGGCCCACCCCGGGCGCCCTCGCGGCCGAGCTCAACCCGCGCACCGTGCAAACCCCGGCGCTGCAGCTCATCGACGACGCCCTCGTCCGCACCGCCCGCACCCCCGACTCCCGCCTCATCATCACCATGGCCCCCCAAGAAGGGAAGTCCGTCCGCGTCGCCGGCGACTTCCCCACCTGGCTCCTCACCGAGAACCCCGACCTGCGCGTCGTCGCCGCCTCCTACGGGCAGTCCCTCGCCAACCGCAACGGCCGCGCCATCCGCAACCGCATCACCACCCACCCCCAGCTCGGGCTGCGGATCGCACCCGACAACGGAGCCGTGCACGAATGGACCATCGACGGCCACGAAGGTGGCGTCCTGTCCGTGGGTGTCGGCGCCGGCGTCACCGGCCGGCCCGCGGACCTGCTCATCATCGACGACCCCATCAAGGACCGGAAAGAGGCCGACTCCAAGGTCTACCGCGACAACGTCTGGGACTGGTGGACCGACGCCGCCAGCGCACGTCTCGCACCCGGCGCACCGGTGGTCCTGATCCTGACCCGGTGGCACCACGACGACCTCGCCGGCCGACTCCTCGCCCAAGACGAAGGCTGGGAGCTGCTGAACATCCCCGCCCAAGCCGACCACAACCCCGACAAGGGCGAAACCGACCCCCTCGGCCGGCGCCCGGGCGAGTTCATGGTGTCGGCGCGTGGCCGCACCACCGAGCAGTGGGAGAAGCGGAAGCGCACCGCCGGGTCCCGCACGTGGGCGTCGCTGTACCAGGGCCGCCCCACACCGGACACCGGGAACCTGTTCCCCGCCGACGGGTGGGCCCGCTACGACCACCCGCTGTGGATCGTCCGCGACGACGGCGCCCGCATCGTGCCCGACGCCGGCCGCAACCCCGACGTCGAGCTCGTGCAGTCGTGGGACTTCACCTTCAAGGACACCAAGTCCAGCGACTTCGTCGTCGGCGGCGTGTGGTTGCGCCGCGGCGTCGACGTGTTCCTCCTCGACATGGTCCGCGGCCGCATGGGTTTCTCCGAGTCGTGCCAGGCCATGCTGGACCTGACGGCCAGGTGGCCGCAGGCGGTCGCGAAGCTCGTCGAGGACAAAGCCAACGGGCCTGCGATCCTGAACGCGTTGCGTGCCAAGGTTGGTGGTCTGATCGCGGTGGAGCCGGAGGGGTCGAAGTACGCGCGCGCGGCCGCGATCAGCCCCTTCGTCGAGGCGGGGAACGTGCACCTGCCGGACCCGCTGGCCGTTGAAGGGACCGCGTGGGTCACCGACCTGACTGAGGAAGCACGTGACTTCCCCAACGGCGCCCACGACGACACCGTCGACATGACGTCGCAGGCGGTGCACCGGCTGCTGCTGGTGCCGATGCTCGACGGGGACGTGCACGACGCGGACGACCTGTTGGACGAGCTCGACGACGAACCCCTCGCCTGGGTTTCGAACTACTGATCTTGCGGAGGGGTGACCCGTGACGCTCGTCCCCACCACCCCCACAATCGAAGTGTCCACGGCTGAGGTCGCCCAGCTCGAGCACCTCGTCGAAATCCTCGAGGAGTCTCTCGCCGACGCACAGCTCGCCGCCGAAGACAGCGGCTGGTACAGGCTCGGCGAACTCACGGGGCAGGTCATCACCCGCGAGCAACTCCGCAAGACCTCACGACTCGCGCAGATCATGGCCATCGCCGACCCCCTCATCAGCCGCGGCATACAGTTGCGCACCGCGTACGTGTGGGGCCTTGGCGTCACCATCCAAGCCACGCAAGAGGACGACGCCCAGCAGGACGTCAACGCCGTCGTGCAGGCGTTCATGGACGACCCGTCAAACCAGGCCACGTTCACCTCCGCGCAGGCCCGCGAAGAGCTCGAGCAGCGGCTCGCCACCCAGGGGCAGGCGTTCGAGGTCCTCGTGACGTCACCGCTGTCGGGGCGGGTGCAGGTGCGGGTCATCCCCGACCGTGAGGTCGACGACGTCATCGCCAACCCTGACGACGCGACCGACCCGTGGTTCTACAAGCGCACCTACACCCGCACCGTCGTCGAGCAGGGATACGCCGGCACCCGCACGCGCGAGGAGACCCGAACCGTGTTCTACCCGGCGGTCGGGTACTGGCCCAGGTTGCGGCCGTCGACGATCGACGGGAAGCCCGTGGAGTGGGACAAGCCGGTCCTGCACACGTGCGTGAACCGGCCCGACGGGTCCAAGTGGGGCGTGCCCGACGTGTATGCCGCGCTGCCGTGGGCGCGCGGGTACAAGGAGTTCCTCGAGGACTGGGCACGCTACATGAAGGCCATGTCGCGGTTCGCGTACCAGATCACGGCCAAGACCAAGCGTGGCGCCGCGCAGGTGCGGGAACGCATCGGCGCCGCACCGGCCACACCGGACGGTCAGGTGGGTCAGACCGCGATCACCGGTGAGGGGCAGAAGCTTGAG